CCCGCCGTGACCGCCAGGCCTTTGAGGACGGAGCCAACCTTCTCCAGCTTGCCGGAAGCCTTATCGGTCTTGTCGGCTGCGTCATCGATCTCATCACCGAACTTGTCCGTCTGCTGGGCGGCATCCCGCATCTCATCGCCCATGGAGTCGATGGCCCTCTGGTTCTGGTCAAGCTCCCGCTCCATGTTGTTCAGAGCGGCCTGGGCGTTGTTGAGCTGGATCTGCCACTGCTGGGTGCGCCGGTCGTTCTCCCCGAAAGAGGTGGAAGCGTTCTCCAGGGCCTTGCGCAGGGTCTCGATTTTCTTCTTCTGGGCATCGATTTCCTTACCCAGCACCTGGTTCCGTGCGGTGAGGGCTTCCACGGAATCATCGTTTTTGTCAAACTGGGACTGAACGACCTTCATTTCAGAGCCGAGGACTTTGAAGGACTGGTTGATGTCCGCCAGCGCCTTCTTGAATTCCTTTTCGCCCTCCAGCCCGATTTTCAGGCCAAAGTTATCCGCCATCCGTGGTCACCTCCTTCAAAATGGCATAAAAAAAGCCCGGATTTCTCCAGGCAAAAGAAAAGAGCCGATTGCTCGACTCTTTCTCAAGAATTATTATTATTGACTGACGCACAATTACAGGAATGGTTATACTCCTAAAACATAGAAACCGAGGCTCTGCTCATCCGCCTGTAACCATCTGCACAGGATTTGATACCCCGGCGGCTTTTCTTCCGCGAGTCGTTCTATGATTTCATTGGTTTGCTCTCTGGAATAGAAGTTAATTCCAAAAAGGTCCATGGGGCCGCGATCTCCGTTGTTATAGACGCCACCCGTGATGATATCTCCGTAGCTCTGGTAAAAAAGATCCATATCATCGCCGGAGATGTATAAAGAGTCATCTTTCCAGTGCTTTATCGCATCAATCGAAACGATTTCCCGGAGGGAAGTTCCTTCCGGTAATCTGCAGTATTGTAGTTCAATGAAATCCGAACCACCAAACTCCCGATGTTCCGCTTGGGATTGGAATGAATGAAACAGCAACGAACTCACCTCGAAATATTACGGAGCTGGGCGTCAATATCCCGCCCACCGTACATGATGCGGAGCACCGTGACGGTTTTTACCTGGTGGTCCGGGATGTAGAACACCAGGTAATTGTCCACCGGCATGACCCGGAGGTTGCGGCTGCGCCATGGTTCCCGGTCGTAGACCCGGAACCGCTCCGGCATCTCATCCAGTTTGAGGATGGTCTCTTCCAAACGGTCCAGCTGGCCGTTGGCGTTTTGCTCCGACTGAAGCTCCACAGCGATGTAACGGTAGATTTCCCGCAGGTCACGCTTTGCTTCCGGGGTCAGCGTCACCTCATAGCTCATACGCCCAGTTCTCCTCGCAGCTCGTCAAACGCCTGTTTTGCCGGGATGGTTTGCCCGGCCTTCATCTGGGCATAGCCCTTCTCCAGTTCCGTATCCAGCTGCTCAGCCGTCATGCGGCTGACGTCCAGCGGATGCTCCGGGAGCTTTACCTCGAAGGGCAGTCCCCGCTGGAGGATGACCTGCTTGTAGAACATGGTGATGGCATTGGACGCCGGGATGCCCAGGGCGCTGAGGATGGCTTCCGCCTGTTCCTTGACCTCCGGCTCAATGCGCGCATACAGATTTGCCGACTTTGCCATATCCAAGACTCCTTTCGGGATTTGTGTATTCTTTTTCGTCTCTATTATACTCTATTGTGCGGACAAAAGCAATACATTATTCAAATCCCGTAGGGAATCACATCGTCAATGGTCAGCTCCCGCTTGGGCTTCGCCAGACCGAGGAACTGCTTGTGGCACTCCCACAGATCCAGCAGCAAGCCAAAGGGCAGGAGCATGGTTTCCTCCGGGGTAAACCCCAGCTGGGCGGTACCGTAATAGAAAAGCCGGGTAAACAGCTCGGCGTCTGTTACCCGACTTCCACGTTTTTTGAGTCCGTCTCGCTTTCGATATTCCGCTTGGTGCCCTTGTACATGGCTTCCATGATGGCTTCCTTGTACCCCGCCAGCTCGAAGGGAGAGGTTAACAGCTCCACGGCATCCTGGGTCAGCGGTTCCTTTTTGTCCTCCGGGTGCTGGAGATTGTGGATCAGCACGCTCTGATTGGCCAGCAGGGTGATGAGCCAGATGATCTCATCAAGCGCCATTTCAAAGTTCTCGGACTTCATCAGCCTGTCGCCCAGGTTCTCCAGACCGCCGTAGCGTCCGGCGATCTCCTTGGTGGCGCGGGTGGTGAGCACCAGATCATACTCCTTGCCGCCGATGGTGATGGCGGCGCTTCGTCCCTTGCTCATGGGTCAGCCCTCCTTATGCGGTTTCCAACGTGCTGTAGTCCGGCTCATACACCTCTTCGTACCAGCCGGAGATGGTGGCGGGCAGCACGCCGGTATCGTCCTCGGAGACCTCCGCCTTCCAGGGGTGCTTACCCTGACCGTCCACCTTGTTGCGGCGGGTCACGGTGCCTTCAATGGAAGGGGTGGAAAATTCAATGCTCTCGCCCTTGGTGGTGAGGTTGGTGGCGGGAATGCCAAACTTTACCCGGTAGAGCCAGAAGTAGCGGTACTTGCCGTTGGCCTTTTTGGCGCGAAAGCCCACGGCCACAGGGGTGCCGCCGTCCTCACTGGTGGAAACCAGCACCTTGTTTCCGTCAATGGTGGCGCCGGTCAAATCCTGGGCAACGGTAACGCCGATGTCATCCACGCCCAGGGTCAGGGTGCCGCTCTGGAACTCCTTGACCACGGCGGCGGCGCCATCGTCCGCGTACAGCGTAGCTTCCGCCAGCTCCACCGAAAGCTCGGCGGTCATGGCCTTTGCCAGGGGCTGGGGGTCGCCGTAGGTTTCGTTGCCCGAAGCGTCCTCGGTGATTTTGGCATAGTACAGCTTGTCCAAGCCGATCGTAGCCATATCTCATTCCTCCATTTCACCGGCGAGCCGCCGGTGGCAATTCGCGCCCCAACAATTCAGGTTACGCAAACTTGCCGCCCGCGCCGCTGCGCCGTTCAAAATTTATAGTTGGTATAGTTTCGCCACGTCAATGGCGTAATGATGAAAGCCGGTATCATCTTCATGGGCGATATACCGGCGGTCGGTAATGCAAAAATCCGCACCCAGCAGGGCGCGGACCAGCGTGTCTTTGATGGCGGTGTAGCTGCCCTTCACGAATAGGGACAGCCGCGCCTCCTGGGTGTCGTACCCTGGGGAATTGTCGGCGTGAAGCTCGAAGGTGTCCGCCATGGGCGTGATGACCAAATAAAGGTCGGGCGGTACGCCGGAAAAGACGCCGGTCTCCACCGGAATCGAACAGGCATCCGCCACCGTTTTCAGTTCAGATAGCAGACTCACAGCTTCTCCACCTCCTCTTCCAGTTTGCGGATCATGGCGCTGGTACAGGCCTTCCGGGACGAGGTCTGGGCGGGTTTGAGAAAGGGTTTCGCCGGCTGGCCGCTCTTGCCGTACTCGATGATATTGGCCAGCATAGCGTTGCTGCCGCCATCGGAGCGTGGCTCGGCAAAGCCGACCTTGATGTTGTGGTTTCCGTCCCGGTCCACCAGCGGCGGGGTCAGACCCAGGGAGCGTTCCAGCTCTCCCGTGGAGCGAGAGTCGTATTTCGTACCACTGCCGATAACGGAGGAGAGGTTGCTCCGTACCTTTGACAGCACAACCTCGCCGCCGGCTTCCAGGACACGTCCCGCAATCTCATCCGTTTTGCTGCCCAGGAGGGACAGCTTGCGGAGGAATTCCTCCGGCATTTCCACTTTCACCTTAGCCACCGGGTTTCACCACCTTTGCCATGACTTCCAGATACATTCCACGTCCCTTTACGTCCTCCACCGAGGTGATCTCGAATCGGTCGCCATCGCAGAGGAGCGCAAGGTCTGTGGTCACGGATACACCGGGAATGACCCGGAAGCGGAACAGGTCGGTGGCTTCCGAAAAAGCAGCCATGTTTGCCCATCTTTCGCTCCCGTGCCTTCCTTCCCGGTATGCCCGGACGGAGGCCAGGGTGACCTCCTTTTCCGATTTGAAGCCCTCCGCATCCACGGAGGCTTCTTTTTTCACCAGGTCAATAAAGGCGTTCATCTTCCCAAAGGACATACTTACACCTTCCATTCCCGGTCAAGGCGGAGAAGCAGGTTCACGGTATTCCACACCTGCTGACCGGCCTGCACGTTATCTGCGAAAAAGCCGCCCGTGCTGCCATCCCTGGACTCGTAGAAGTGGGATGACAGCATGATGACGGCCTGCTCGGTAGTTGGGGGCATAGGGTGCTCCTGGTAATACCCCGCCGCAATGTGCTGGTAGCTCTCCGCATAGGAGATGGCGGCGGTGATGTAGCGTTCCAGCAGCTTGTCATCGGCGTCATGCTCCAGAATGAGGTTTTCCTTGACCTTTGAAAGAAGCTCGTTCATCACCGCCGCCCCCTTTCTTAGCCAGCGGCCTTCTGCGCCAGCACCTTGATGGCTTCCGACAGGATCAGCTTACCGTCCACGCGCTGGGTGGCCATGAAGCCTACCTGACCGGTGGTGGCGAACAGCTCGTTCAGGCGCTTGAAGGAGCGGCCCTGGCGGTCGGCGATCCAGTAGTAGCTGAAATCGCCGAAAGCGATGGTCTTGGCGCCAGCGGCGATAGCGGGTACATAGGAAGAGGTGTAGACCGGACGGTTCAGGATGGTATCGGGAGTCCCAGCCGTGAGGGAAGGCTGCCACAGGTACTGACCCTGGTTGTCCTTCAGCTTGCGGATGGCCTTGACCGTGGAGTCGTTCATCACCCAGACCGCCTTCCTGCGGTAGGGGGACTTCAGAGAATAGAACAGGTCGATCAGCTCATCAGCGGTAATGGCGGTGGAGCTGGCGGCGGTTACACCGGTCTGTGCGCCGCCGGTGGCCGCAAAGATGCCGGTGGGCTTGCCGCTGCCATCGCCCACGAAGAAGGCTTCCTCCTCCTTGGCGCCGATGCGGCGGGCAAACTCGGTGGAGATATACGAGGGCAGGTCGAACACGCTGTCATTGAGCAGCTCATCGGACACCTTCAGGAAGGTACCCAGCTTGTAGGCGGACAGAGAGGTCTGGCCGAACACCTCATCGCTCTCGGTGAGGGCGTCCTCCTCATCCAGCCAGGCAGCGGAGCCGTGACTGGTCACGATGGGGATCTTGCGGTCGCCGCTGGAGGTCTGGATGACCTTAGCCAGGCGGCGGAACACATTTTCCTCCTCCAGAGCCTGCACCAGGGTACGCTCATACTCGTCCGGCACCAGGTAACCGCCCTCGCTGTCGGTGCCTTCCTGCAGGGCGTTGCGAATTTCGTAGGGGTTGCCCTGCAGACGCATGGCGTTCCAGAAGTTCCGCTTGTACTCATCGGAAGCGCGGCCCTTCTTCTCGGCCTGCTGGTCGCCGGCGGGCTTGCCGGTGATGGGCTGGCTGACCGGCTTGTTCAGCTCGGCGTCCAGAGCTTCGCGGCGCTCCATCCGGGAGATCTCCTTGCCCAGGTCGGAGATATCCTGCTCCATGCGGGAGTAGGTGGCGTCATCCTCGGCGGACAGGGTGCCCTTGTCGGTGCGGTGGGAGTCCAGGAAAGCCTTGGCGGCGTCCCAGGCCTTGGCGCGCTTCTCACGCAGTTCCAAAATAGTCATGGTAGTTTTCCTCCTTTAATGTTTCAAAAGATTGAGCCGCTCGTAGAGATCGTCTAAGGAGCGGCCCTTGGGTTCCGCCTTGGGGGCGGGTCGGTTGGTTTTGCATTTTTCGGCGATCTTGTCCATGAGGGAATTGACCACCGCCGCCTTGGAATACAGCATGGTGACCGTTGGGGGTTCCATGTCCTCGGTTTCGGCGGGACGCTTCATCACCTCATCGGCGAAGCCCAGCTCTACCGCCTTTCCGGCGTCCATCCAGGTCTCTGCGTCCATGAGGTGGGAGAGCTTGGCGCGGGATAGGCCGGTCTTGATCTCGTAGGCGTTGATGATGGAGTCCTTGACGCTGGAGAGCATCTCGATGGCCTTCTGCATCTCGCCGGTGTCGCCCATAGCCACGGTCATGGGGTTGTGGATCATGAGCATGGACACCGGGGACATGAGGACCCTGGTACCCGCCATGGCGATGACGGATGCGGCGGACGCCGCGATGCCATCGATCTTCACGGTCACCTCGTGGGGGTAGTCCATCAGCATATTGTAGATTTGAGCCGCCGCCACGCAGTCGCCGCCGGGAGAATTGATCCAGACGGTGATGTTCCCGTCCCCGGCCATCAGCTCCTCCTTGAAAAGCTGGGGCGTGACGTCATCGTCAAACCAGCTTTCCTCGGCGATGGTGCCGTTCAGATACAGCGTCCGTTCCGCCGGAGCCGTCTCCGTCTGGGCTTGATTCGTCCACTTCCAAAACTTCTTCATCGGCATTTTCCTCCTTTCCGTCATCGTTGGATTCGGTATTTGCAAAAGCCCCCGCGTCCTTGAGCGGGAGCATATTGCCGTTGATTAGGTACAGGTCGCCGCCATCTTCGGCAGGGATGCGGTCGAGGTTCTCCAGCTCCCGGATGTCGTTGGCGGACATCCAGCCGTTCTGCCGACCGATGGCGTACCCGTTCATGCGGCTCTGATAATCGCCGCGAAGCAGGCCCTCCAGATTGAACTTCACGAAATACCGCGATTTCTCATCTGGCAGGAGGAGCGACCGGTGAATGGTCTGCTCCCAGCGGATCACCCAGGGGTCCAGCGTGTATTTCACGAACTCCAGAGACTGCTGCTCAATATTAGAAAAGCTCGACTTTTCCAGGTCGCCTACCATGTGGGGCGGCACTCGGAAAATTCGAGCGATCTCATTGACTTGGAATTTTCGCGTCTCCAAAAACTGCGCCTGCTCCGGCGAGATGCCGATGGGCGTGTATTTCATTCCCTCCTCCAGAACGGCGATCTTATTGCTGTTGCCGCTGCCGCCGAAGGTGGACTGCCAGCTCTCCCGCACCCGCTGGGGGTTTTTGATGGTGCCGGGATGTTCCAGCACACCACCGGGAGCCGCGCCGTTGGCGAAGAACTTGGCCCCGTACTCCTCACAGGCAATCGCCATGCCGATGGCGTTCTTGGCCATGGCAATGGGGCTGTAGCCCACCAGCCCGTCAAAGCCCAGGCCGGGGATGTGCAGCACATCCGAGGGCGGCAGGTTGACGGTAACGCCCTTCATGGTGGGAGCGTCCCCGGTGCTGGTGGTGTATTGGTAGTAGAGCCGGCCCTTGGTGTCCCTGTCCACCACCATGCGGTTTGGCATCAGCGGATACAGGGCGATGACCTCGCCCTTGCCGTTGCGGATGATCTGGGCGTAGGCGTTGCCCCACAGGAGCAGATGGGTCATGAGCGTTTCCCGGAATACGAAGGAACTCATCTCAGGGTTCGGCTCATCGTGGAGCAGGTTGTACAACGGATGATCCAGCGCCTTCTCCTTGCCGCCATCCTCCTTATAGCGGTAGAGGTGCAGCGGAAGCCCCGCCACCGCTTCCGCCAGGATGCGGACGCAGGAGTACACGGCGGTCATCTGCATGGCGGAACGCTCATTGACGTTCTTGCCGGCGGTGGAGCCGCCGAAGAAGAAGCTGTACCCGCTGCCGGACGTCCGGTTCTGGGGCTTGTCGCGGGATTTGAACAAGCCGGAAAAGATGCCCATAATAAGTCACTCCCTTTACAGTCAAAAATGAATGTAGTAAAATGAATGCGTTGTTGTTAAGCGCTACTTAACAACTCTCAACATAGCTAAACAACTCTTTCGTGGTTAAGCAATCAGAGGTGCGTTATAATGAGAACAGGTTTTAGTGATGACGAAAAGGCGAAAATTGGTGCTTATATTCGCAAACTGCGTGAAGAGCATCACATCTCTCAGAGCGAGTTAGCTGAAAAGCTGCAGGTGGATAGAGCAGCCGTTTGCCAGTGGGAAAATG